ACCAGATTCTGAAAAGATCATTGTTGCACAACAACCACTTCTTGGTTCTCTATTCAAGTCGCAGAACGGTGCAACTTGGGATCCAAGTCAGTTAGAAGATCTTAAGTTTACTCTATACAGAGCAGAATTTACTTCTGACGTTGGTAGATTTAAACTTTATAATCCAGATCTTGATATCGGAAACAGACAAATTGCTAAACTGAGAACCAATCCACTAGATATGGTTTCTAAGAATATTGTTGTTGGTCTTGGAAAGAGTTTAACAGCAACTGAACAATTAAATCTAACCGCTGGTGTCACAATTCTCCAAGAAAATAACCCAAATTTCTCTGCTAATCTAAGTAAAGTTTTGGGTGCAATTGGAGTTGGAAGTGCTTTAACACTGACAAACACTGGTGCTGGATTTACTTCTGGTGCTGCAACATACTCTGGTGTACCATTGGTTTCTAGAACTGGTAGAGGCGCTGGTGCAAAGGCAAATATCAGTGTCAATTCTGGAGTTGCTGTAGCTGCAACAGTTTCCATTGGTGGAACAGGATACTCCGCAGGTGATGTATTAACAGTTGATGCTGCAAATACTGGTGGGTTTGGTAAAAACCTTCTTCTTACCATTCCAAATGAGGTTGGTGTTATTAGTGCATTCAATACTCTCTTGATCGACCAGGTTCAAGGTGGACCAAAGATTGATGCTTCTTCTGCAGTTGTTTACGTTGGTGGCGCTGGTTCTTCCATTCTTACTGGAACTCCTATTACATATCTGCAAGATATTACAGATGGCGTTCACGCAAGAGTGAGACATAATAATCATGGTATGTATTCCAACAGAGATACTGTTAAGTTGTCTGGATTTGAACCAGATGTAAAACCAGAAAAAATTACATCTTCTTATAACTCCACAAGCACAGAAGCTCTACCCGTAAGTAGTGTTGGTATTTTCACCTCTTTCGAAAATCTTACCGTAGATAGTTCTAACCCAGGTTATGTATTGATTGGTAAAGAAATTCTTAGATATACGGGAGTAAGCACCGCTGCTGGAACTCTTACTGGAATCACCAGAGCTATTGATGAATCCGTTTCTGGAGACTATGCAATTAATTCCCAAATTGAAAAGTATGAATTGAATGGAGTTTCTTTGAGAAGAATTAACGCAACTCATAGTCTTGCTGATACTGACTTGAACAAATATTCCACTGATGTTGATCATTATTGGATTAACGTTGGTATGTCTAGTAGAGGTATTGATAGAACAACTGGTAATCCATCTGGAGCACCAGAATTGTATTGGAGAGAAACCAAGTCTGGCGGTAGTTATGTAACAGAATTGCCAATGGTTGGTAACTTATATGGTCCACAAGCTACTCAAAATATTCCATTCAATATTTTGAGACCTAATATTGGTACTTTGCAACCAGAAGCAACTAATATTGAAGCTAGTGTTAGAACCTTCACTGGAAACAGTCCCGATGGTAATTTGACTGCATATGTAGATCAAGGATACGAATCTGTTTCTCTTAATAGTAACAATGTATTCTCTTCTCCTAGAATTATTGCTTCTAAAGAAAATGAATTGAACAGACTACAAGACTTCCCTGGAAGAAAGTCATTCACAATGGAACTGTCTCTGTCTACTAATGATCCAAAGGTAAGTCCAATGATTGACCTTGATAGGATTAACATTGTAACCACAATGGATAGACTTAACAGTAAGATCTCTGATTATGCTTCGGATCTTAGAGTCAATTCTCTCGATCAAGATCCAAGTGCTGCAATTTACCTATCCAAAGTTGTAAAACTTGAAAAGGCTGCGGATGGACTGAGAGTTCTATTCGATGCGTATAGACACTCTTCCAATGACATTCGAGTTCTTTATAGAGTATTCAGAGTTGATGCTCCAGCTGAATATCAACTATTTGAACTATTCCCTGGATATGATAATCTCGATTCTACTGGAAGAGTTATTGATTCTTCTAAGAATAGTGGAAGACCAGATAGAATTGTTCTTGCTTCCAATACGGATAATGATTATCGAGAGTATGAGTTCAATGCAAAGAATCTTCCACAGTTCAATGCATTCCAAATTAAGATTGTAATGACTGGAACTAACTATGCTTACGTTCCTAAGATTCGTGACCTAAGAGCAATCGCTTCTATCTAATGGATAAAATAAAAGTTGAAAATTCAAACAGTTTATACAGAGATTCGGAAACAGGAGCAATCTTGAATTGCTCTGATTCTGATTATGAAAACTATCTTGCTCTCAAGAGAAAAAGATTACAGGAGATTGCTGAAGTAGACAATCTCCGAAATGAAGTATCTGAATTGAAATCAATGATGAAACTGATTTTAGACAAGTTGGATAAATAGTAAAAACCCCCTCCTTTTGACTAATGGCGGCAAGAAATGTCAATCTAGTTGTTGATCAGGGTGTCGATTTTGATGCCACGTTCACCATTAGAAATACTAACAATTCGGCTCTAAATCTTACGGGATACACAGCAGAGGCGAAAATCAGAAAACATCCTGCAGCAACTAAATTTACTGCATTTACTATTACATTCCCAGATAGAATAAATGGTGTGGTGAAAGTTGCTTTGTCGGATACAGATACTTCTGCTTTGGAGGGAGGTAGATATGTGTATGATTTGATTTTAATTTCACCAAACTCTTATAAAACCAGACCAATTCAGGGGAATGTTCTTGTAGTACCAGGAGTTTCCTAATGGCAGATTACTTAGTAACACTAAATCAACCTGGTTCATATAATGTCGGTGTTGATTATGAAATTCCATCAAAATCTATTCAGTATGGAAATATTGTACTGGATGGATTAAGTGGATTTAATGGAATTGGCAAAACATTCTCTCTCACTGATCAGGGAGTTGCATATAATCCAAATAACAATCAGCAATTGATTGTTTCTAAAAATAATCTCCTCTTAGAACCAGGAGAAGATTACGTTATTTCTGGTGATAAAATTATCTTCACAGTTGCTCCTGCAGCTAATGATGATACTTTTATTATTGCTCTTGCAACGGCAGCAGATTTAACCAGATCAGTCAATTTTGTAATCGATAGTGGCAGTTCACCAATGCTTCCTGGAAGTAAAGGAAAGGTAACTATCGACGTTTCTGGTGTCATTGAATCGGTAAAAGTACTGGCAGATCAAACTGGTGACATTGTATTGGAGTTGTCTAAATCGGACTTCAATGCATATCCTACGTTTACTACGATCACCAATAATCAAAGAATTCAATTGGCATCGCAAAATAAATACTTTGATGATGTCCTAAATAACTGGGACACGACAATAGTTGCTGGTGATATTCTAGATTTTGAAGTGGTCAGCGTCAATAATATCAGAAGACTCCTGATCTCTTTAAAATTAAAATTATAAATAACAATAGTTCTTAAAAGTCTAACCCCCACAAGGAGTTGTTTCGATGGCATTACTAGTTCCCAATATTGGTGAAATTGAGTCTCTCCGTTATCTGATTGCTCAGAATAACTTCGTTGCAGACCTAGAAGATACCTCACCAAGAAATCTCGTACTTAAGCTTTATACGAGTAACACCACCCCAGCTGAAGGTGATGTACCTTCCACCTCTGCATATTTCGAGCCATATATTGATGGTAACGTCAATGGTTACGGAACTACTGCAAACACAGGTTATCCTAACTGTGTAAATAACAGAACAGATCAGGATTATACTCAACAGTACGGAATTCTTCTAAACGGATCTCGCTGGGTTATTAAGAACGTTGGTAGTGGTACAACCGCAACCTATCCCGAACAGACCTTCACCTTTACTGGTCCTGCAGGTAACATCTACGGTTACTATGTAACCAGAGCAAACAACATGCCTGTCGCAGTACAGGGTGTTGAGCACGCTGCAGGCGTTGGTATCGGAACAACTGTTTCCAAGGGTAATAACACTGATCCTTGCATCGGTGTTGTCGGTAACTCCTACTTCATCGTTGACCCACAGATCACCGTCGATGACCTAACTCTCGGTGCTCTATGTGGAGATAACATCGGTATTGCAACAGGAACTAAGATCATCGGTATCGATAGAGCACTTCAAGTTGTCTACATCGACAAGCCACTGATTGACAACATTCAGGCTGCAACTGACCCTGGAATTAGCTTCAGTTATGGTAAGATTAACGTTGTTAATCATGGTCTGAAGAAAGGTGATGTTCTTTACATCGCTGCTGGTGCTGGTAATACAACTCTTGAGTCTAACGTATACACTGTCTTCGACGTACCTAACGCAGACGAGTTCTACACAACTCCTGCACTAACTGCTACTTCGAATGGTGTACTTGGTCTAAACACCGCTACTCTCTACTCCAGCATCATGTATGCTGAGAGATTCACGAATGGTCCTTACAACATTCAGAACAACGGTGACCAGATCAAGATCACTCTGAACGTCGCACTTGACTGATACATATATACAATAGAATATTTGTCATGGTGGGGATTGCTTTGTTATAAGGCGATCCCCTTTTAATCAAAATGATTTGCTAAACTATGGCAGTATACGTCTATGATACCACCCAGATAGACTTATTTGTCACAGAAGATAGAGGTTTGGTAACCGCTTCTGCGACATTGGTGGATCATGGCAGCATTACGGCACCTCCTGACGACGATAGAGACGAAAATAATTTTAATCCACACTACTATGGGGAAATCAGATACACTGGAGATGTAGCTCCATTCGGTGTAATCGCTAGAATGAATGGTGGTGGTACTAGAACCGCCTACGTCCCCCATATCAGCAATACTGTACTATTTGGTATCCAAGATACC